CAACTTTTAACGTTCCTGATTTACAAGATAACGTAGCAGTTGGAAAATCTAACAACAAATCTTTAGCATCAACTGGTGGAGCAAACACTGTAGCTCCAACTGGAAACGTTGGTGGATCAACAGCTAATGCAACATTATCAACAGCACAACTTGCATCTCATAGTCACGGTTTTACATCGGGAGATTCCGCACCTTATGAGAATAGTAGGCTCAGTTCAGGTGGAGGAGTTGGTTCTACTAAAAACTCAAATAACGCTGGTTCAGGTTCAGGTCACTCTCACAATATGAGTGCAACATTTTCAGGGGACGCAACTTCGGTTGTTCAACCATATTTAACAGTGATATATATTATTAAGACGTAGGAGAAATTATGGCAACAAACGCAACATGGACAGTAGTATTAGAAGACAAGATGGTTATCAAACAATCTGGTGATGCAGCGGGAACTTCATATGTAATTTCTGATAATGATTTTTGGGGACTAGCTAAATGGAATAATATTTGGGCTATTCAATATGGAACATCAAATCCAAGTGACACTGTAGAATACAGAGATGGCACTCCACACTCTACTTGGGAAGATGCAAATTTAGGTGACTTTCAAGACTTCATTACTAGATGGGACTCAGCTCATTTAGCTCAATTACAATCTGATTGGGATAATGATAATGTGGACGGTGAAAGTGAATCTGATAAAGTCGCTAGATTAGGTTCAAGACCTACATCATATTCATCGTAACAACATCCAAGAAGTAAGAATATATTTTTCACCTGATAAAGGTGGATTACCTCTATGTACATATGGAAAACCAGCCGGCCATATAACTATTCTACCTGTTTTAGGTTGAACTCTCTTTGAAAAATGTAAAAATTCTGTTTCTCCACCCTCTTCAACATCGTTTAAATAAATACTAAAAACAAAAGCTCTAGGTTCATTATCAAACCCTTTACCATGTTCAAGGTGCCAAACATGATATCCTTCTGTTGGTAAAGTTTTTTGAATTTTTAAATCTGTAAAATAAAAAGGAACTCCATAAGCATCGTTTGCCCCAGTGTTTTGAACATAATGATTCCATGCTAAATCAAAATTTAACATCATTGGTTTTAAAGATTCCCACCAAACATCAATATTATTAGGTGCTGCAAAAAATTGTTGGTCTTGTTTATGTAATATAGATGCCTTTTCAAAACCTATTCTATTAATTGTATTATTAAATTTATTTTGATCTTCATATAATTTAATAGCTTTGTTACATTCTTCTTCGGTTATGTAGTTATCGTACACACCTATAAAATTTGTTATATTAACTGTTTTATCTTTCATTTACTTTATTTTTTTTCAATTAGTTTTTTAATATCAGGTAACCATGCATATTTCAAGGTAGAATTATCCATCATGTATTTTAAATCAATTAAAGTTTCTACTATAACATGACCTGGAAAATTTAAACTTGTGTTTAAAAGAATAGATCCGGAGGCTTTTAATAAATTATAATAATTTTTATTTTGTTTTTTATTTACTGTTTGAATTCTACTACTGCCATCTATTGCAGAAACATTAGGTAAAGGAATTTTATTTTTAAAAGTATATAACATGTATGGAGATGAAAAATTTTTATCTATATTAAAATAATTAGAAGCTTCTTCTTCTATAATACTTGGAGAAAAAGGTCTATACCATTCTCTTTTTTTAATAGCATTAATTTTTTTTATAGCATTTTTATTATCAGGATTAATTAACAAAGACCTATTTCCCAAACCTCTTTGTCCTTGTTCAGACCTACCTTGAAATAATGCAACAGGATTATCTTTAAGTATTTCAGAAACTTTATTTTCATCACTATCTGATATTTTGTATTCTTTAAATAAATATAAATAATCATAATTCGGTTTTGGCCCTAAATACACACTGTTTATTTTTTTTAACTTTCCTTTTAAATAAAAATTTAAAAGACCTAGAGAAATACCAGAATCTGTACAAATCGGATCTATATTAAAATTTTTGTAATTTAAAAAATTAGAATTAGCTAAAATATTTTGAGCACATCCACCGGTATAATTTACATTTTCTAATGGCATTTTTTCTTTAATTTTTTTTTCAAATGTTTTTTGAAAAGTATATAAAATATTTTGAGTATTTTTATCATTTTTCAATGTAGTTAATTTATTTTTTAAAATGTTATCTATACCCACTTTTTTATTTCCATATTGTGAAAGTGCCATTGTTTTTCCACATTGTTGAAATGCAAAAATATATGGTTCCTGTAAAAGATTACCAGTTACATGAGAATAAGAATGTCCTAAACCATCTGAAGTAACTTTTATTTTTTTAAAATCATTATTGTATAAAGATTCAGATTCAAGATTATTAGTTTCTTCAACAAGGGACCCTGCTCCATCTATGACGACATAGTTTTTATTATTTCCTAAAGTGGCTTTACTACAATAGGCATGATATAAATGATGATGTCTAGTTTTGTCATTTATGTAAAATTTAAATTCTGTTTCTTTTTTTGTTAAATTAAATCTTTTTAGAAAGTTCGTCCAAAATATTTCATGAAATATATGTTCTTGACCCCTTACATTTAAATCAGTAATTAAAACTATATCAAATTTTATATTCAAAGAACTTAAATAATAAAAAAAATTAGAGCATGTAGTTTCTTGACCTTTTTGTCTATTAAATCTATCAAATTGACAATGAACTAATAACTCATTATCTTTAGCTATTGAAAAAGCTCCATCATGACCGATGTGTGTAGAAAATATATACATTTATTTTATAAACATTTGCACGGATACTCGTGGCACGATTGGACTTAATACAGGATTAACTTTATGTTGAAGTGGAGATTTTATTATTACTAAAGAATTACCTACTACCGGTATGTAACCATGACCATTTTCACTTGTAAACATAAATTCTCCACCAAACTGAGTATTCCATCTATTATTAATATAGTATGTTGCTCCATATAGCCAACTGCTATCATCATGCCAATTAATACCTGCTCCTTTTTCCATATAATGAATATTAGCAGTAATATCTTTAATATCTTTTAATTGATAAAATTGATTGTGATGAGTTAAAGTCTTTAATTTTTCAAATGGTGGGTAATTTGATACACCTACTCTTTTTGGAGGGATTATATTATTTATTAATTTTTCTGACCATACACTTTTAGAGGTATGTAAATTTATATTTTTACGTTCTTTAAATATAGAATTATGAATACCTTTATAAATAGAATAGTTTAAAAAATTTTGTATGTAATAAAGTTTATCAGGAATTGAATATACTAATTTCATTTGATTCTATGCTTTAAATCTGATATTTTATGGTCAAAGGACATTATATTGTATCTTTCATTCTTTTAAAAACTAATATATAACACAATTATGGCCTTAAAAAAAGTAGATTTTGCACCTGGTTTTAACAAACAAAGCGTACCCTCAGCCCTCCCTGGAAAATGGGTAGATGGTGATTTTGTGCGTTTCAGATATACTGCTCCTGAAAAAATAGGAGGATGGGAACAACTAACTGCTGCATCTAAAACTTTACCTGGGGCAGCTAGAGCACAATTAGCTTGGACTTCACTAGCTGGTGAAAAATACGCTGCTATTGGTACCTCTCAAGGTTTATTTTTATATTATGGTAATGACTTTTATGACATTACTCCATTAGATACAGCAATTACTGGATGTACCTTAACAACTGTTAATGGTTCAAATGTTTTACAAGTAAATAAAGGATCACATGGTTTAGAGGTTGGAAGATATGTAACTCTATCAGGAGTGACTGTTACTGGAGCATCAGATTACACCGCAGCAGAATTAGAAAAAGTTTATGAAATTTTAACAGTAGCAAATGTAGATAAGTTTACAGTTCAAGCTGTAAGAGCTGAAGGAGGAACAGGCATGACTGCAGCAGGTGCAGCAACTGTTAATCCATACGTTGAAGTTGGACCCACTACTCAAACAACGGGTTATGGGTGGGGAACATCTTCTTGGGGAGCTGAAACTTGGGGCACTGAAAGATCTACAAGTAGTGTAATCTTAGACCCAGGAAATTGGAGTCTTGATAATTTTGGTCAAGTTCTTGTTGCAACTATATTTAACGGGAAAACTTTTACTTGGAACGCTGGAGCAGCAAGTCCAAGAGCCAATAGAGCCTCTTTAACCACATCGGGTGTTCCAACCAGCAACAACCCTACAGCTAGTCGATTTACTTTAGTCTCTGATCGAGATAGACACTTATTTCATTTTGGAACTGAAACAACTATTGGTGACTCTACAACACAAGATCCAATGTTTGTAAGATTTTCTAACCAAGAAGATTTAAATACTTATCTACCTACCGCTACCAATACTGCAGGTACCTTTAGATTAGATACAGGTAATGAAATACGAGCAGCACTTCAAGGTAAGGATTATGTATTTGTACTAACTGATCTTGCTGCATATGTAATTCAATTTGTGGGTCCACCATTTACATTTAGTGTTAGACAAGTCGGCACTAATTGTGGATGTATTGGACAACATGCAGCTTCATATGTCAATGGAGCTATATATTGGATGTCTAATGAAGGTGGTTTTTTTGCGTATGATGGTACAGTTAAAGCTCTACCTTGTTTAGTAGAAGACTTTGTTTTTACAACACAAAACGGAGATTTAGGTCTTAACTTTAACGCATCTGATGTAATTTTTTCTTCACCCAATTCTTTATATACAGAAGTAAATTGGTTTTATCCAAAAGATGGATCTACT